ATACCCATTGCTTTATCTTCAGCCGCTGCCTTGGCCATTTCAGCTTGTTGATCATCATAACCAGCAGCATCATGGTAGTAGAGAGAATTAGGATCGTCATAAACCGCACGGCCTCTTTCGCGGGCTTTGTTCATGTTAAAGCCAGTGTTGTTTATAATGTCACCAACAATGGCTGCTGGTGAAGCATACTCTAAACCAAACAAATTAGCTTTTTCAGTGGAACTATTACTTGTCTCGGAAGTTGGAAGCGATCCACTTTTCCACTTCTGGAATTCAGCAATCGCATTCATGATAGAGGCAATTTCTTTTGCTGTGGCTTCAAGTGTTGGGAGGAAGTCAAACTTAATACTGGAGATATCTGTGAAGATTTGCTTAATATCTGTCCAGTCTTTCTTGAGTTGTGCCGTCTTATCAGCACCTAACCAATCAGCTACAACACTATCCTTGCCTTCTAAAGCCCTCATGAACGATTGTGGAAAAAGGAGTAGATCATCGGCCCACTTAGTGGCCTCATTAAAGCCCTCAGCCAACCCCTTAACCAGAGTACCACTCTCACTCAATCCTGCGTTTAATGTACGGAATATACGCGCAAAACCCTCTTCTACACCAGCATCAGAGGCTACAATAGCCATATCATTAACAGTATTCTGATAACGGGCTTGTTCAGCCTGAGATGCCTGAGAAGCCTTTACCAATCCCGGCTGGGAACGTTCACTTGCAATATTGGCTGCGTAGTTGAGGATATTACCACGAACTTGCCCCTTCTTCATTGCAGCTTCAAGTGCAATGATAGCAGCGCTTCCTGTAAGATCCCCCTTTCCCTTACCAGTTTCTCTCAACTGCTGTTGATAAGCTTGTGCAAAGATATCTTTGGCACCGGGAAGGCTGTTGCCAAGTTGTTTTGTCAGCTCTTCTGCTTGCAGTTTATCTTTACCGGCAATTTGAGAGAGTGCGTTAAATACTAGTTTCTGTCTTGCTGGAGAGAGCTTGTTAACACGCCCGTATTCAGCAAAACCTTTAAAGATGTTCTGTGACTGCGCTACAGTACCACCAGCACCTAAGAGGTTAGAGGTAAGTACGTTGAAATCACCAGATGAGTCAAGGTAGTTGAAACCTACACGGTTCGCAGTCTTGCGCAGCCAATCAAAAGATTGTTCACCTTGTTCAGCCGTACCGCCATTCCCTGTGATCACTGCTTGAGTTTGAAGCTGAGCAGCAACTACTTCTTGGTTACGTTTATTAAGAGCATTAAGCCCATAACCACCAAGACCAAGCGCAATGGCAGGACCAAGTAAACTTGGCATTCCACGAGTACGACCAACTCCTCCAGCAACTGCCCCAGTAACAGCGGCCTCTCTTACACGCCTCCCCGGTGGAGTGACAGGAGGGATGTGCGGAGGTTGAATAGTTGGCCTTAGAGGGTGGGCCATCCCGGCTCGGGCCATTGCCAAGCCAACAGTCTGATTCAGTGCAGCTTGGTTGACAACAAATCTGTTAATGTCGAAGACAACACGATTACTAGCTATGTCAAAAGCAGTACCAAGAACTCTTTCAAGTTTGCGTTGGTCAACTGTAAAGTTACCAATACCAAAGCTTAGATTACCAAAAGCACTAAACTTCTTAAGTTTTTTCTCAAGAGTATCTAGGGCTTTATCAACCTTCTTCAATCCTTTGGTGTCTACATCAAAACCGAGTGACGCAAAGTATTTTGCAATCTGCACTGTTTATTACTCCGTCACTTTAGTTTATTTTTATCTGCTTTAGCTTTTTCTATAGCTTGCTGATGTAGAGAATCATACACATCCAGCATTTCAATCAACTTAAGCATCTGTCTTGTAGAATATTTCCATTCCATCTCAGATGCTAATTCCAACCCACCTTTCTCATGCATTGCAATTCTGTAAATACTCCAATGTTGAGAAAAGGTTTTGTCTATCTCTTGATCCAATCTTGTTTTACCCGATACAGGCTGTCCATTGGACTGTATTATTCTTCTGTATCGGGTGCCTGAAAAAGCTCTTCGAAGTTAAAGTTCAACACTTCCTTATAGAGCTTGTTCAAGTGGGCATATTTGCGAGAGAAGAAAACATCAAAAGACTTCTCAGTGATCTGCATATTATCTTTAGACACATAGTTGCAGATGATTTGTTTCATCTGACTAAGGTCAGCTTTGCCTGCGTCAATAGCTTCTTGGTGCTTTTCAATAAAGATTAGACCCTTGGTTGCAGGCATAGCTGATACAAGGTATTCAATATCATCAACTGTAATAGTTGTTTGTTCAAGTACTTCAAATTTTGGAGCTGCCATTTATTTTATCTCAGAAATTACATCAGTTAGAAAATGTTACTAATAAAATCAGTTGCTTCATTTACCGCACTGTCAAATAGACTTGTAGACGGACGAGTGTTGCCACCAATTTTATATGTGTCTGTTGACTGGCAAAAGATTTCCCAACCTCTGTATTCAAAGCCACCTGAATAAGTGGTAGTTGGGTATCCAGTAATGTATGCCTCATTGGATGAGAACACACTTCCACCAGAGCCATCTTTCAACGTAAGGGCGATCCTTGCTGTACCTTCCTCTAAATCCAACTCATGGATATATGAAAGTACATCATTAGTTGGGGAGAATTGAGCTAAGGAGAATTGAATAGTTGCTGAAGTATCTCTGTTGGGCACTCGTGTGTTTTTACCACGAATACCCCTGACAACACTAAAACCTTTGACAGTTCTGGATATAGAGATGGATTGCCAGCCAACAACTTGATAGCCACCGATGGTGAGTTTAACATCACCGGGACTATAAGTTGTTACCGTAAAACTATTTGCCATCAGATAATTCCTTCTAGAATTGGTAGAGCACCTGTGGCAATATTAATTAAGTCTTGGAGGATACTTTGTTCATTTGCATTGCTGCCAATGTTGATAACTGCTTGTGAACTTCTCAATACCCATGTCCGTGTATCTACAGAAGCGCTCTTTGACAAAGTTGGAAGACCCTCAATCCATGTAGTGGTACTGAAGAATAAATCAGAGCCAGAGGAATCTTTACAGAGGAAGGCGAATTTCCCTCTTTGACTTATTTCATCAAGCTGCCAAAACTTAGTCAACACATCATTTGAGAAGGATCCAGCGTGAAGGGTCAGTGTGATTGTATAAGTCTGATCACTCTGATACAGCCTACCCATCTGACCATCCGCTGTCTTAACAGATGTGAATGGCATCATATCTTTATTAATGGATATGAAAGTTCCATCTACAAAACCCTCAACTGGCAAGATACCACCAATAAGGCAAACTACATCGTCTGGACAGTAGTTGAAAATTCCAGCCATAAAAGCTCCTTAGAAAAGAGAGGGCAGACAAGCTGCCCCATTCAATTATGGATTCAACTGCCAGCGCGGATCAACTTCACCACCAGCAGCTTCAACTGCCGCAACTTCGGAATCACTAAGCGGAATATTGCCCCCAATAAAGAGGTCAGAACCAAACAAGTAGATAGCCCAGTCGCGGGTGCTAGTGTCTGAAGCAAATTGAACTGCTGGTGGTGCGACGATGATTGCGGTATTGGAACTAGCAACAGTCTGACCACTGGGATCTTTTAGGGTGCAGTTGAACACCCAATCGTTATTAGTTGTGTTAGCATCAGCCAATTGCAACTGCTGTAGTACAGTATTACTTGGAGAGTACTGATGAAGTGTAATAGTTACATTCATACCTGTGTTCCGACGACGTACTCTACCGAAGGCTGCGCCCCCAATCCCCTGATAAGGAATCGAACTCGGCTGTAACCTGTCCATACTAACAAAGGTTCCGTCTGCGAAGCCAGTAACAGTATGAACAAAATCACCCTTAGAAATTACAATCGTGAAATCATCGGGGGAATAACTACCAATAAAATTATCGGCCATTAGATTTTCCTATGCGTATTGAAAATCAGGATGATTTTCTTTAATTCTTTTGTGAATGATATATTTCGAATGACCGGTAGCCTCTGTGGCGTGTTTAATACAGTCAAACTTAATATCATTAATAATTACAGCAACAGAACTGTTATGATCTTTAGGATCAATACCAAAGAAGTTATTCTTCTCTCCATATTGATCCTTTTGTCTTTTCTTTGTTCCGGTAAAACCCTTATCTACACGATTCTGTACAGTGGCATAAGAAAGGGCTAGTTTATCAGCCGCTGTTTTTCGATTAGGAAACCAAAAGTCGCCTACAAAAACTGGATTATAAACCTCAGTTTGTTTGTAAACAATATCCTTCCTACCACGAATAATATCACCGAGAGTTCCGTTCCTTTGGCGATTTTTATAAGTAGATGTGGTAATATTTAATGCTTTGATAGCAACCCTTCGAACAGGGAACCAAAAACCACTTACGAAAACTGGCGTATCTCGCTTACTTCCGTTAACTGAATATCCGCGACCAGCTTGACCACCCGGCTTAATATTATAACCGAACTTCTTTTCACAAGTTCTGTACAATGAAATAGCCTTTACTTCAAGATCTAAGATATAGTCCTTCGTGCCAATACAGGTAATTTCAAAAGAAAAGTTCTCCCTCCCATATTTATCCATGGCAACACGTATAATAGAAAATGCACTATGCCCCGTTTTCGAGAAATGCCTTTGTTTTCTATTAGCTGGATTTGAAGTAATGCCTATATACATCTTACCGTTGATTTGGTTAACAATTTTATACAAGTAGCAATCTTTCATAGAACCTCCTAAATAAAATGACTTAAATCATATCACCTAAAAGGTTCCATGTAAAGGACTCAGACTGAAAGGAACCCATTAATTTGCACACGTCTGATACTTCCCGCAAGACGAGCGCGGAATACAAAGACACCGGCAGTACGTTGAGCGCGGAGTGTTGGGCTGATGGTACTTACATCTGGGGTACTCACGCTCCAACCACGATCAATCAGGCCATTTGCTTCTGCTTGAGAAAGTACAGAACGAATTTCATTTTCGATAATAGCAAGACCCGGATTTGTCATCGGAACTTTCAAACTATTAATCAAACGGAAATACACGCCTTCCTGAAGTCGGGCATAAAGCCAGTCGATCCCTACAATTTCGTCAATAGGCGAACCACCAAAAGTATCACCATCTTGGAAGATGTTAACACCGGCAACAGTGGTGTACATGTTGCAGTTTTTATTACGAAGATTTACACGTTGAGTGTCAGTAAGATTACTTACGGTTACACCAACAGCACGTTTGAAGTCCCAGTCGTTCGAACCCGGAGTGTAGGGGAGTTGAGCACCCATCCAAGCAGCTTCTGGAAATTCAGTGTCAGCAGTTGGCAGATAGATACCATAAGTGCGATCAGCAGTCTTATCACTCAACTTCTTAGCGATGTCTGTAATACCAGTAGTTGGAGTTACAGTATCAGCAGTGGAAGTACCATACAACTTACGACGTGCATTAATCGCATCACTCAGAGCTTCTACGTCAGCAGAAACATGAGTCTCGGAAACAATACCGTACCAAACATTGTTTTCTTGTTCTACAGCTTCAAGAGCTTCAACCCAATCTTCAGTTACAGTGTTAACGCCAACAAGATTAGCCGAAGCTGTAACACTCCAAGGAGTACCAAGTACAGTGGTGGTCAGAACTAGCGTGGTAGTACCGGATACTGTAATACCTGTAGGAGTACCAATAGCGGCTTTCAGACCAGTAACGATAGTGGTAGCAGTCGCGCCAACACCCGAAGTGAAGGTGTATGGAGCACCATTCAAGGTAACACTATACAGGGTATTGTCTGCTACAGTTGGGGTATAGGTTACAGCATCAACTTGACGACGACCTACAACAATCGAAGGAGGTACAGCACCAACAGAAGATTGACCAAACAACTTAGTTGCAATCTTAGATACGTTACTGGTAGATTCGAAATCATCGCCTACAGCAGTGATATCAGTGTAAGTACGGGTGCGTTCGGAGAAATTTGTAAAGGTTGCAAGAACCAACGGAATCTGGAAGCTTGCGGTGGCTACGGCTGTAGACTCACGGGTGATCGTGATAGAAACGATCTGGTCCAATTCACTCATTGGTTCACCTCTGTGTAATTAAAAGACATTCGTTAATCCTTATTTTATTGTTAAACTGCGGCATACGAATGCCTTCTTACGGAATTATGATACCTTCGGGAACTGTAAAAACTCCCGTTTGTTCGGAGTCCACAATAATAGATTCGACCCAATCGCTAATCTCTGAAGTATTCACGATGTAGTTAAAGGTTACGTCTAAGTTGTGATATTCCACCCACTTGGTATCTCTTTTCTGTGGGGCTCTGCGTATTTGACTCTTACGCATAAATGCTAAATTATTCTTTGTTAAAGCTTCTCTTGACACAGGGACATTGTTAATTCTCTGAGTAAAGCTTTGAGACATGTCACCAGACAAGCTACCGACAAAGCTAAATTGAACCATCACTTCGTACACAACCCTAACATCTAACTTATAATCGGTACGTGTTTGAGCTGAAGTACTATGATGACCCTGTTGTTCAATATTAAGAATATTAATTACAACATAACTCTCAGCAGGTTCTGTACCATTATTGTGACTGAAGATTACCGGAGTAGTTGGATATTCTGATAATGCTGCAAGAGCCCCAAGTCTGATTGCTTTTCGGACATCTGTGTAAATTGGCATATGATGTCCTTAGTTTGGGGTTAGTTCTATTCTTGCGGCTTTACCCTCAAAATGATCACGAGGCCCCATCTGGTATTGCTGGACCTTCATCATTTCGTAAAGTTCACCATTCCATGTGAATCGATCCCCACCATATCCGGCAGTACCTTCCTTCTTGTGTCGAATAGGGTCAGCCGTGAAGAACCACAACCAAGCTTTTGTTCTATCAGACTCAGGAAGAAGCATTACTTGATAATCAGTAAAAGGATGGACGTTAGCTTGTACAGTAACGGTTGAGTCAGCACCTTCAATCCATTCACCATCAACATACGAACCTGCTGCTTGTCGAGTAATAACGACAGGAGTTTTTCTAACTAAAGTAAATTCTGCAACTGACATTAGTCATCTCCCCCGTTTAGCTACTTCGAAGTCTGTTGTTTCATACATGGTCCCACTATCAATCAGAGGATTATTAAATCCTTTATTCTCGATTGTTTTAGGGCTGTTTGGTGGTGTGTCCCATTTAGCAATAACATCTTTCATGTCTGTTACAAATACCGGACCAAGCTTTGTGTACTCTTGTTTGAAAGAACTCTTACCTTCAGCAATCCTTTGCATACTTTCTACAAAGAGCTTATCGTAGACTCCCTTCTTAACTGGTCCCATAAAACCTACTCGTATGAAAGGTCTTGTTGGGTTAGTTGTTGAACCTTCTTCGTTCCACTGTGCTACTTGAGCAACAGGTAGGTTATCATTCTCAGGTCCGTAGTTTGATCCTTCAAACCAACCAATACGAAGTTCTTCTTGAGAACCTTTAAGAAGTTCTTTCTTTAATTTATTCCAACCAGACTT